GTTCAAACTGTACGAGCTCCCTCGTTTGGTTAAAGCGAGGAATCTCTTGCACCATCACCGAGAGAACCCCTTGTTGCATATACTGCATACAAGTAGGTTCGATGGCGATGATACGTGGAGTCTTCAACGTCTTAGGGACGAAGATAACCCTTACGGGTATCTCATCCCTAGGTTCCAGGATCCGGATTCCGTTCATCCGCTCCAACAAATGGGGCGAATCACTCGAGATAAGCTGTTCCCAGTGTGGGAACAGACTCTCGAGCCGGGAAGTCCAGCACCGCTGTTTGTACTTCGCGTTGCCGCGAAGCTTATCAGCAGTGGCACCTGGTCCATGCTTTGGAACGACCGACTCGTTGTAGATTCGAGAATCTACAGACGAGAAGAAATCGGCCCAGAGCATCCTGCCGACCCGAACGAAACGTTCGAGACGATCAGGTTCCGATCGGATTAACCGATCAGACAGACGTACATCCTGTTCTGTCTGGATGTATCCATTGATGGCCTTGCGTACTCTTTTTGGAGAGCATTCAAGACCGATCTTTCCAAACATCAGAGTAATCTGACGTATGGCATAGATACAATCAATGGATGGTTCATCCAGTAGCAGAGCGCTTTCACGGTCGAACACACGATCCAGGAAACCTCCGAGAAATCGGGGGAGACCTCCCTTTCTGGAAAATCCAGAGAAAAGGCTGGGATCCACCTTACCTTGGTCAAGGCTTCTTTCGAAGTCCTTTCCAAAGTCAGGGAGAGTTATCGTAAGAAACGATAACCCCTCGTGTTCGTACCGAGCCGTGATTGTTTTCCAATCACGGTTGGTGCTTGTGCCGCATCTAGTCCCCATTTCAGTGAGGACTAACTGCTGGATCATCATCGGGCTTTTCATGCTTCCCTCCTTAATGAAGGTGGAGCATCCTTAGCTGATGACGATCACTGGTGAGATCTGTCAGTTCTCACCACCCAGCAACTGGGTAACCCTTGCACCTGTCGAGGCCTGGAGATACGCAACAAGCGCATCAACCAGGGCCTTCTCTTCGACCACTGTGTAGCCGTTCACAGGGACGTCGACCACCATGTAACAAGACATGGAGGAACGGACGTTCTGTGAAGGCACCAGCGGGTCAGCCGAGATCTTCGACGAGGTGAGTCGCAGCTGTCGACGGTAACGCTTGCCATAGGCATGCGAGACAGTCAACTGGGTCAGACCATCGGCACTGGTAAATGTACCGGTGTTCTGGCCGGACGACGTTCGCGGAAGCGAAATCGGCGTCCCTGAGACTGTGACAGATTGTGGGTCAGCGAACGACACAGCAATGATCCTAACAGTAGTTGTTAGGACTCGCTGGTTGCGAGCCCCAGACGCCTTGCGGTTCAGAACCTGGTTCAAGAGGTATCTGTCCGCCTGAGCGTCTTTGGCGACTTGGAAAGTCCAAGCGCGCCTAAGATGGCCCATTGGTAGTCACTAAAGGACGACTCAAT